CTTTTCCATCACCGTGGCCTTTTGCAACTAAGCTATCAACTGTACCGCCAACCTTGTTGTTTTTGCCAGTTAAACTATGTCCAGCAGAAGCAGGGACTTCTTTTAGCTCAGTAGCTTCTTTATGTGATTCTTCTTTTTCGTCCTCTTTCTTATCTTTCTTTTCTTCTGCATCTTCACTAGGAGCAGCTGCTTCTGCATCTTCACTTTCGCCTTCTGCACCTGCTTCTTCTCCACCAACTTCTTCTTCTCCGCCCTCAAGAACACTCATTAGAGCGTCATGAAGCTTTTGAGCAAGTTCACGAGGAAGAGAAAGAGTTACTTCACCTTCAGAAGCACCAGCCTCTTCACCGCCAACCTCAATACCAAGATCTACTGCATCTTGTGCATCGGTGCTAGCACCCATTACATCTTCAAAAAGTTTATCAAAATTTGACTTGCTCATAAAAGTATTTATTTCCTTTTGCTCACTTTTTTCAATATTTTCTTTAAAATTTTGACTAGAAAGTTTTTCCGCACCTTGAAATGTTTCTTCGCCTTTTAATTTCTCTGGATCACAAATTTCTTCTTTAAATCCGCTAGCTTCAGCAGGACCGGAAGGCTTACTAATAAATGGCTTTTTCTTTTCCTTTACATCTTTTGCCATCTCAAATGTTCCTTTAGTGGGAAAGCTTACTTTCTCACTATAAAGATTCTCAATATCTTTCATTTGACGTGTTAAATTCATATTAAGTATTTATATAAATGAGCGATAATAAAAATAAACAATTTTATTTAGGCAATAAAAACTTACCCAGGCCTGAAGCTCAATTTGACTATGCATCAAACCCAAAGTGGGTTTCTGATATACAAAAGTGTAAAAAGAATATACTATATTTTGCTGAGAACTTTTTTTATATTGTTAACCTAGACAGAGGTAAAGAACAAATACAACTATATAACTACCAGAAGAAAATTTTGAGATCTCTCAGAGATAACAGATTTGTAGTATTATTAGCTTCAAGACAGATAGGAAAATCGACACTACTTACTATATATGCCTTATGGGTTGCTTGTTTTAACGAAGATCAAAACATATTAATAGTAGCCAATAAAGAAAGTACTGCTATCAATATTTTCAAAAGAGTAAGGCTTGCTTATGAACAGCTACCAAATTACCTTAAACCAGGAACTGTTGAGTATGGAAAGACTTCTATGACTTTAGGTAACGGTAGCAGTATAGGTATATCAACAACCTCATCTGATGCAGGTAGAGGTAGTTCAGTAAACTGTTTAATTCTTGATGAGTTAGCATTTATTGACAATCATCTTGTCGAACAATTTTGGCGATCTGTATACCCAATTATATCATCATCTAAAAAATCTAAAATCTTTATAGCCAGTACCCCAAACGGTACAGATAATTTGTTTCATGAATTGTATAATGGGGCAACAGAAGGTAAAAACGACTGGAAAGCAGAAAGAGTTGATTGGTGGGAAGTCCCTGGAAGAGATAAAGACTGGAAAGAAAAAACTATACGCTCTCTTGGAAGTACAGAAGCATTTGATCAAGAATTTGGCAATATATTTTTACAGACTGGTGAAAGTTCAGTTAATGAAAAACTTTTTGAAGAAATGAAATCTGAAGTTAGAGAACCAGAATATATTTACGATGATGGAAAATATTTGCTTTGGGATACATTTAAGGAAGACAGAATTTATGTTGCAGGTGTAGATATAAGCGAAGGTGTTGGAGCTGCAGCAAGTGTAATACAGATTTTTGACATTACAAATTTAAAAAATATAGAGCAAGTTGCAACTTACCATGACAGAAATATTTCACCCTACAATTTTACTGCAAAGCTTTTTGAAATTTTACAACACTGGGGATCTCCATTAGCATGCATAGAAAGAAATAACTGCGGTGCTCAAGTGGTTGATCAACTTAAAAATTCTTTGCATTATGAGAATATAGTTTCATATGGAACAAAAACAGCAGGAAATATGATAGGAGTCCAAGCACATACAAACACCAAGTATAAAGGTGTTACAAATATGAGATATTGGATGAATGAACTTAAAGTTGTAAAAATTAGAGATATTAATACTTTAATTGAATTAAAAAACTTTATAAGATATGCAAATGGTACCTGGGGAGCAAGACCAGGTGTCGATAACTGGGATGACAGAGTTATGTCTTTGGTCTGGTCTTTAATTGTTCTAGAAAATGAAATAGCAGAAAAATATTTTGAAGTTCAAGAATTTGATGAAAATAAAAAACCTTTAAAAATTAAATCACTGGACTTTGGTATTAAATATTTTATTAACCCTAACAGCATATACAACAATGAAAAAGATATCACAAATTTTGTACCATCGCCAGTCCTTATACAAGGAAATAATGAAGAACAAAATACAGATATCAGCGACTTACAACAACAAGGATGGAATTTCTTAAATGGGTAATCAAGTACAATATAACCAATCACCATTTAATAAACTACGTAAAGATAGATTTTTACTGGTATTAAATGTACCCGATGCATTAAAAGAAATAAATTCAAAATTTTTAAGAACTGAAGATCATATTAATTTACCCACTATGCAATTTTCTGTTTTTAGCGTAACTGTTCCTGATGTCAATATTCCGCAAACTGAGATCATATATGGAGGTCAACCTTTTGTACAGTCTAGTTTTTCAAGACCGTTATGGGAACCAGTAACTATTGGATTTACTGTAGACAACAGAATGAATAATTATTGGGTAATATATAGTTGGCTAAATTTACTAAATGATGCTGAAACTGGAATTTTTGATATTAAGAACCTAACAAACAGACCTGCTGAGCTTAGAAATATTAAACCTAAGATAGAATCTATAGATCTTTATTCAACAGACATTTCTATATTCTTACTAGATGAATATGACAAAAGAGTAGTAGAGTTTTTATTCAAAAAGGCATTTCCAACTTCTCTTGGAGGGATGAACTTAAATTACCGTACTGCAGATGAAATAGAAACATCATTTTCATTTGCTTATTCACAATTTATTGTAAAACTGGTTGAAAATGTCAACAATCTTTAATTTTTTTTACAAAACTTTGTCTGGAAATAAATAAATACTTTATATGGCACAGCGTATAATTCAAAGCCCCGGGGTTCAAATAAGTGAAGTAGATTTATCATTAAACCAAGTACCTACAGGTACAACATCTATACTTATCCCTGGATTTGCTTCAAAGGGCCCAATTGGTGAAACAATTTCTATTGCAAGTCTTTCTGAGTTTGAACAAATTTATGGTCAACCAACAAATGCTGCAGAAAGATATTTCTATCATACTGTCAAAGCATCTTTTTCTAGCCCTTCTGACGTTATAGTATACAGAATGCCGTACGGTGAAGGTGCAGGTATTACTTCCACTGATGAATATACTGCTCTAGTATATCCGGTTGTTGCTTATTATCCTGGAACAAGCGCAATCGACACTTCAAGCTATACACCAGTATTAAATGGTGATTTTAAAAACACTAACCTCGCTGGTGCCAGCGCTACATATCTCTTTGGACTGCCAACACACTTTAAGCTCTCCAAGGAAGATTACCTCAACATTTTACGTGGAACTGCATTCAACTGGAGCCCATCAGTAAGTTCTGCTAATACTCCCGGGTTTACAACATCTTTTAAGACTATTAATGACCTAGGAAAAGCCGGCTTAATTATCCTCAATAAGTCTCAATCATCAATCAATAGCAGATATGAAGGTTATTATATTGGTATTATAGATAACACTAACTTAAATCCTGCAACTGTATATGATGATATTAATAAAGTTCTTTCTATCAATTCAAACGCTGCCACAATTAGTGGTAATCAATACATCCCCCTACCACCTGCAAGACTGTCATTCCCTCTGTCTGCTACACAAGCAGGTGTAGGTAACAGCGTATCTGAAGCAATTGAAAATATACCAACATATGATATCTACAGCAGTCAGTTTAATGACACAGCTGTTTTAGGTGTATTCAAACTCCGTCAGTCTGTATTTTCTCCTGATACAATTGCATTAGATTATGTTTTAGAGGAAAGTTATGTAGGGTCTTTCGATTATTACCGTCAAATTAATGATGTAACTGGTGGGCCAGCTAAGAGCTTCTTTATGGAGACTCTAGATAATAATTCTCTAGCAGTTACAACACTTGTCAATCCGTATATTTCCAACAAGGGTGGTAATACTTGGCTCGACGACAATGGTATACCAACAAAGAAAGTACGCTTCCTAGGTTCCCAGCTTCTCAACACTATTGCTGGTGATACGCCTGCTACCTATACAACAAGAGTAGGTGCACCTAGCGCAGTTATTGCTGAATTCAATATCTCCCTTGGAACACCAACAAATGCATTAGTTGCTCTTGGTGATTATACTTCACAAGATATTGAAACAAAGATTATTGGTAATGTACCTGCTAAGCTACAGGGATTATTTGATAAGGTTGAAAATTCTGACATCTATTCTTTCAATATTGCTGTAGAAGCAGGTCTCGGAACAGTTTATGTTAATGCTCAGAATCCAGCAACTAGCGGATATTTTGATGATTCAATTGGGTATTCTGCAGTTCAAACTGGACTAACCGCACAAAACACAGGTACTACTTCACAAATACAGACCCTTTATAATGCTGTTGCTACTGAGTTTGTAACTTTTGCGGAAAAGAGGCGCAAAGACTTGCTATTTATTGCTGATCCTATCACAAACATATTTGTAGAAGGGCAAAATATAAAGACCTTAGATGATCCTACCAAGACATTCTCTGGAAATATATACTGGCCATTAAGGAATCAGTTCTCAGGTATTAATTCAAGTTTTGTTTGTACATATGCAAACTGCGTTAAAGTATCAGATGTTGCCTCATCTCAAGAAGTATGGGTACCATTCTCTGGTTTTGCTGCAGCACTAATGGGTAACACTGATAGTAACTATCAACCATGGTTTGCTCCAGCAGGCTTTACAAGAGGAGTTGTAACTGGTATAACAGACCTTGGGTTATTCCCTAAGCAAAATCAAAGAGATCTTCTCTACAAGATTAATTTGAATCCTGTTGTATTCTTCCCTGGAGAAGGATTTGTAGTATATGGTCAAAAGACATTACAAAGAAAGCCAAGTGCATTTGATAGAATTAATGTACGTAGATTGTTTATAAATCTTGAAACTGCAGTAAAAAATACTGTTAAATACTTTGTGTTTGAGCCTAACACTCTCTTCACCAGAACACAAGTAGTAAACACTCTTACACCAATATTTGATAATGCAAAAAATACCCAAGGTGTTTATGATTATTTGATCATATGTGATGAAAGAAATAATACACCTGAAATCATTGATCAAAATACTTTAGTGGTGGATATCTATATCAAACCAACAAGAGCAGCAGAATTTATCCTCGCTAACTTCTATGCTACACGTACTGGTGTAAGCTTCCAGGAGATAGTATCATAAAATATGAAGGGTAATAAATAATTTTATGGCAGACGTAAATCAACTTATTCAAGACTTTTACAGAGTAGCTCAAAATCGTGAGTTTGCTCGTGATTATAACTTCAGAGTATTATCTATTAACACAGGTGGTGTTGGTGATATCGCCTTTGATCAAGATGACCTAGTATATGTAAAAACAGCTTCTCTTCCTGAAAGAGCTATTTCCAACGTCCCAGTTCCTTACATGGGGTTAAATTTCAATATACCTGGCAATGCAACCTACCCAGGATCTGAAGCTTATCAGCTAACTTTTTATGCTGATGCACAGTCTAAAATTAGACAAAAATTTGAACAATGGTCACAAGCTATTTTTAATGATGCAACCTCCACCGGTAACTATTTTTCACCTAAGCAGACAGCTATTATTGACTTAGTACAGCTTGACAATCAAATGAATAAAGTTGCACAGTATCAGCTGGTAGGTGTTTCTGTAAGAAGTGTAGGCCCGTTGGCATATAATATTTCTGAAGGCACAGGCAATACTATTGAGTTTGTTGCTACTGTCTCATTTCACTACTGGAGAAAGACAAGTTAATTAAATAATTAGGTGAATAATCCGTTCACCTCAGCACTCGAATCATTAGGTAAAAATTTTACTGGATTATTTTCTGGTACTAATCCTTCTTTTGCGCCTCAAATATTAGAATTGTTTGGGTTTAATATACCTGGTGTACCTTTAATTAGTCCAAGAGACTATTTTCTTTTTCAAATGGAATCGTGGTTTACTGCGCTTCCCATGTCTACTCAATGGATTATAGTTATTGATAATTACCCTGCTGCATTACGCACAGATATTATTCAAGCTCTTGAACGTATAGATGGTAGTAAGAAAGGTTATGACATTTCTACAGCTGTCACAATATTAAAAAGCTTTCCTTTGCAGAGAATTATTGGGTGTTTGTTTGCCAGTTCAATTTCTATACCTGCAGAACAATATAATGTAGACTCTGTTTCAGTTCCTAATAACAGAGGCTTTTTACCCGGTATTATTGCTAGCAATAGACAAGTTGATCCACCTACCCTAACCATCGAGTTTCGTGATACCAATACATCTTTCATTGACCATCTATTAAGACCTTGGGCTATTCTAGCTTCTCACTATGGATATACTGCAAGACCAGCAGATACTCCTGGAAAAAGAGACCCCTTGAATATGAAGTGTAATATGACTCTCTTACAGTATGGCAGAACTATAGAGAGTATTTCTATGATTCCTAGAAAAGCTTGGACATTTTATAACTGTGTTCCATATAATATAGGCGAAGAAAACTTCAATTATAGTGATGAAATTGTGAATAATTTTATGACTAGGTGGACTTACTCCAACTACACTGTTGAAAGTAGCTTATATTTACCTGTTGCAGATATTGTCAATAGAATTTCTAATGGTGAGATACCAAGAGTAACAACATTCCAAAACGGAATTGGAAGTATAAATCCGCTAGGCTTCTTATAAGTCTTTTAAATGGAATTTTATCTAAATTTTACACTACCGTCTTCTACTTTTAAAGCAAAAATTAAAGAACTCTCGTTTAAACAGTTAAGATCTCTCAACAAATTTATTTCTAATAAAGATGAAATATCAATTTCATACGCTTTTGAAACAATATTGAATGAAAATATACATAATTTCAATGAATTACCACCACTTAACAACTTGGAAAAATTCTGTATATTGTTTTTAATTCGAATGGCATCTATATCCCCTGAAATAGAATTTAAAAAAGATTTAATACTAAGAAAATTAAGCCTCAACACTCTTTTTAATATTCTCACTAACAAGAAATTTACTTTTTTTAAAAAAATAGAAAAAGATAATATTGAATTAAAGTTATCTATACCAAAATCTCTTTACTTCAATGAACTTTTTAATAATTTTTATGAATGTTTAGATGAAATTAAAATCAATAATGATAAAATTATCATGGTAAACAATCTTACACAAGAAGAAAAATTAACTCTATATGAAAATTTACCAGCACACGTGTTAAATGAACTTAAAGAGCATAAAACTTTTATTGAAAACCAATTTACTGGTGTTGAATTCAAGATTGATGAGGAAAATAAAATTGAAATTACCCCATTTAACCACTCTTTATTTGAATTGTTAAAATTAATTTATTCAATTGATCTAAAAACTCTTTATGACCTTCATTTTTTAATAGTAACCAAACTCAACTACACACCTGACTATGTTGACAGTAATACTTTACTTGAAAATATTATTTTAATAAACAATTATAATGATGAAATTGCCAAGGCCGCAGAAGAATCAAAGAAATCAGCACTGGATGCTAAGAATCCTTTAAATAAATAGCTTTATGGACAATAAGTTTAACGATGTTATAAATTCACTTAATGAATTGACCAAGAGTTATGAAATTTTTGTTCCTTCTTTAAATAAAAAGGTCAAATTTACTGGTATTTCCGCTAAACAACAAAAAGAAACAATTCAATGCGTATTAGATAAGGACCTAACTGGTATTACTTTCTCTATTCTTGGAACAGACATACTTCTTAATAATTTAGCTGACAAATCTATACAATTATTAATTTCAGATAAGAATTACCTACTAGCATGTCTAAGAGCCTTGTCTCTTTCTGACAAATACAAGACAGTTAATGAAGAAATTTCTCTCACTCCTCTGCTCAACCACAACATCTCTTTCCCTGAAGAGCTTAAAGGTAAAGTTATTACAGATAATGATTTAACTATTACAATTGAAACACCAACTCTAGGCAAAGACAGGCTTATTAACAATGAAACTAAGAACAGAGTTTCAGAGGACTTAAATTCAAACGAATCTTCTAAGGAATTCTTAGGAGAGGTTTACATGAATGAAGTTATTAAGTTTATTAAACTAATAAAGACCCCTAAAGTTGAATTAAATTTTGACGAACTTACATTTAAGCAAAAAATTCAAGTTGTAGAGAAGTTTCCAGTCTCAACAGTTTCAAGTATTGTAGAGTTTATTAATAAAGTAAGAGAGTTTGATAAGAGCTTGTTTACAGTCGATGGTAAGGAAATAATTATCTCCATAGACCCTACACTTTTTACACTCTAATTTTAATTTAAATCTTAAATATTATTGTGACCCCTGAGTTAGAACAGATATCTACAAATATAGCTTCTTTAGATCAAAAAGTTACCTCTGTCCTCGATTATCTTCAAGGAAGAGAACCAAAAGAAAATAAAAACGACTTATATTCTTTCTTTGATAATAAGGAAGATGAAGAAAGAGCAGAAAGAAATAGATATGTAAGGTTTGAAAGAAAGAAAAGAATTTACCAATCTATTCCTATCAATGTAGATGGCATTTCAACAGATGGAAAAAGAGAGTTAGAGAAAATCCTCAAAGGGTTGATGCCAAAAAAAGAAGAGAAAATAAAGTTACCAGTACCAAAACCACCCTTTCCTGTATTATTAGCAGGGTTAGCTGCATTAGGGATAGTATTATGGGCACTACATAAACTTTTAAATGCTAAATTATCAGATTTATTAAGACAGCTTACAGGAATAGCAAATTTATTACCAAAAAACTGGAAAGATATATTTCCAGTACCTGAAACGCCAAGAATACCTACCCCCGGTACTAAAATTGCCCCAAAAGGTACAAGAGCAGCCGCAGAAGCAAAAGCACTTAAAGAAGCATCTGAGGCTATAAAAAAATCTAAAATTGCAGCTCTTGCAGCTCTTAGAGACCCTACATTTATTAAAGGTACACCAGAATATCAAAAATTTATAAAAGGAACTTATCTTTCAGACGCTGAAAGACTAGCAGTTCAAAAGCAAATTAAAAATTTACCGAAATTTATAATAAATGGCAGTGTTAACAGTGCTGAAAACTTTTTAAAATATATTTCTAGAGTAGATAGAATGGCAGGCATAAATCCTGAGACTGATAAATTAGTAAAAACAACTAGAGAATTAATAAGGCTTAAATTACTAGGGCTATCTCCGGATGAATTAAGAAATATTAATAACGAACTTAAACCTGTCGTACTACAATCGCGCTTAGGAATATTAAATGATATGATTTATGCAGTTAAGGAAATACCCGGAACATTGAGAGGAATGGTTTCAGAAGCTATTAAATCTCCCTTTACACAAGAGGAGTGGAGTAAGACATTTGGGGTGATTGAGAGTTTATTTAAAGATTTAGGTAATTCAGTTGGAGAAAAATTAACCGCTGCCAAGGCTTCAATAATAGAGAGTAAGCCTGTTCAAGCTACAATACAAGCAGCAGAAAGCCTCTCTAATAAAGTAAAAGCAGCAGTTGCAAGATTAGGACCTTTTTTACGTGTGCTAGAAAAACCTTTAGCAGCTTATATTATTTGGGAAGACTATAGTCAAAATATTAAAAATAAGGGAGAGAATCTGAGTGCCCAACTTGAAGGATTAAATGCTGGTATGGTAAGATGGCTTACTTTTGGTGCAGTAGATTTAAAAGATGTCAATGATAAGACCGAGAAAATAAACC